TACATTGCACAGACAAGAAAAGAGAAACAATGTATGTAAAAGATCAAGGTGAATGGAATAAAGAAGATGATAATAAAACCCATTTGAGGAAAGCAATTACAAAAATAGCAGATAAAAATATAAAATTACTTCCACAGTTTCGAGAGAAATATCCAGAATATAAAAATTCCTCTTCAAAAGTATCAGATAAATATGATAAGATGGTTGTAGAAGTTATGACTATAGACCAAGATAAGAATGAAAAAATTATAAAAAATATTTCCAAGGTTACCACAATAAAATAGTTGAGTTCTTTAAGTTGTTTTATTTATTATATTATATAACAACTTAAACAAAACGGATTGTAAATTTTAAAAATCATCTGATATTTCAAAAGCATCATTGATGTCTTTATTCGCTAAACTATACTCAGAAACATGACGCTCAAAGAAGTTAGTTTTCCCCTCTAAACTAATCAACTCCATCCATGGAAATGGATTTGTAACATTATAAATCTTTTTGTAGCCTATTTGGAGAATTAATCTATCAGCAACAAATTTGATATATTGAATCATCATTTCCGAATTCATTCCAATTAATTTACATGGCAATGCTTCACAAATAAATTCTGTTTCAATTTCAACAGCTTCTTTAATAATTTCATAAACACGAGATTTTTCTGTTTTTTTATTGAGTTTTGAATATAAAAGGATAGCAAATTCTGTGTGAAGAGCTTCGTCTCTTGAAATCAATTCATTGCTAAATGTTAAACCAGGCATTAGACCTCGTTTTTTCAACCAATAAATGCTACAAAATGCCCCACTAAAGAAAATACCCTCTACACAAGCGAAGGCAACTAATCTGGTCGAAAAACTACTTCTATTATCGTGAATCCATTTTTGAGCCCAATCAGACTTCTTTTTGATACAAGGAAAATTTGTAATAGCATTAAAGAGTTTAGTCTTTTCTTCTTTGTTCTTTATATAAGACTCTATTAAAAGACTATAAGTTTCAGAGTGCACATTTTCCATCATTATTTGAAATCCATAAAACGCCCTAGCCTCAGAAATTTGAACATCATTCATAAAACGTGATGCTAAATTTTCCAAAACTATTCCATCGCTGGCAGCAAAAAAAGCTAAAATCATTGATATAAAATGTTTTTCGTCACCATTTAGGCTTTCCCAATGAGTTAAGTCCTTTGATAAATCAATTTCTTCTGCTCTCCAAAAACAATCCATTTGTTTTTTATACATTTTCCATATGTCATCGAATTTAATCGGAAACATAACGAAACGATTATCGTCAGGGGCTAGTAATAATTCTTGTGAAGTTTTGGACATCCTAAATAATATATTACAAAGATTTTAAATTTATTTATTTAATAATAAAATAATTGTTTAATTTAAGAATGGAACAAATTGTGCCTTATCAAGCAAGATTAGTGGTGTCTATTAGAGAGAATGATGAAAGGTTTATTCAACTCCAGGAACTAATCGATGCAAAAAGTGAAATGTTAATTAATAAACAAAAAAAGTTACGTGCTATTTCACAGCAAAATAGGTTTTTAGATGTGGTTAAAAATGATTATGAAAAATTCTATGGATATATTTCTCAACAAAAAAATGATCAAATTAGAGCTCTTCAGATTTTAGATGAATATATTAAAGATTTAACATTATCAGGAGAATTAACAAAATATAATATTGAAGACGCAAAAGAAGAACAAAGAAAAATTTTGGGAGAAGTTAATTCAATTAAGAAAAGTTTAGACTCAATTATAAATAAAACTGAAGAACTTTCCGACAAAATATAATTTAAGATTATAAAAATATATTAAATTTTATATACATTTAATATATATGGCACAACAAAATCAAGATTTTTTAAATACGTTCGAAGAACAAATGAAAAAATTAACTGACATTAAAGGAAACATTCAAAATAATATTCAATTCAAATCACAATTTACTAATGATCTTAAAACAAAACTTGGTGAGATTAATGGTAAAGTTCGCCAACTTGCCGACTTGATTAATAATTTGAAGAATGAAAAGGACGGTTTAGAAAGACAAGTTGGTGAAAACTCAAATTCTATTAGTGATAAAGAAAGACAAGTTGGTGAAATCCAACAGCAAATAGCAAGTACTTCAGCAGAAAAAGATAAAATTGCTCAAGAATTTAATCAACATAAGGATAGAACACAAACTCAAATTAATGATCAACAGAGTAAAATTGATCAATTAGAAGCTCAACTTAGACAACTAACTGAACAAATTAGAGTTGCAAATGAAGAAAAAGAAGCTGCTGAAAACAATTTAAAAGCCTTACAGGCTGAGATCAAATCGAGTGGTGACCAAAAAGATACAGCACATGCTCAAGCATTAGCACAACTTGCAGAGGAAAATAAACAACAATTAGAAGAACAAGATAAACAATGTAAATTAAATATTCAATCAGCTGACAAAAAAATTGAAGACTTAACTAAAAATTTAGAAGTGAAAAATAGTGAACATCAACAAACACAACAACAGCTTAATGACCACCAAATCCAAGCTCAAGGACAAGTTTCTGAGTTACAGCAACAAATTAATGCCCTTAAACAACAGAATGACCAATTAATACAAAGATTAATAGCTGCTACTCAAGCTATTAATGAAGCTTATGAACAACTACAAGCTATTTCTAATAGTGTGCCTAATGCTGAGACTAAAGAAGAAGTTGATGCTTTATTAAGTGAAATAACAGGACAAATAGAACAATCAATACAAAATATTTCAAGTGCTGCTCAAGGCCAAGGACAACCACAACCTAGAGAAGCAGCAGCAACAGCATTAGCACCAGGAATCACAACAGCAGCGACAGCACAACAACCTGAAGAAGCAGCGGCAGCAGCACAAGCAGAAATACGACAGGTACAACCGGGTCTTAATATATCCGATGGCACTCCTATTAAAGTTAATGATACAAATACAATATTATATCGTGATTTAATTACAGGTCTAGCTGACAAATACAGACAAACAAGTGATAATAAATATAAAAAAGCTTTTCAAGAAGTAAATAAAGTGAAAAATCCAGACCAAATGAGAGCCATATTAAACGAAAATAAAATAAGTTTTAAAAATAATAAAGTTATGGGTGGAAGAAAAACGAAAAAAAATAAAAGAAAACAAAAAGGTGGTTTTACTTATAAAATAAATAGTAAAAGAAGAAGTATTACGTCTAAGTCATCATCCAGAAGAAGCTCAAGAAATAGTTTTACAAATAGTTCCAGAAAAAGTTCCAGAAAAAGTTCCAGATAAATTTGATGACATTACCTATTATTATATATTTATAAAAATTAAATCCAAAATTTAAACCTTATATGCGTTAATAATTGTATTTAGATTCATTCTATATTTTTATTAATAATAATAATAATAATATATTAAATCATTTTTTTTTAAATATTATATATATAATGAAACTTAAATCAGCAATGTCAAAATTTTTAACAAATAAGTGGGTTTTAAATATAATAGCTTTTTTGTCACTATTAAATGTGATAGGTTATTTTATGATTGGTAATTTAAATGCAGTAGTATATTTTATTGTATTTGCTATTTTAGTAAGATACTTTAGTAAAAATATGACAATTGTATTGGGTGTGCCATTAGTATTAGTAAACTTGTTAGCAGTTAGAAAAAATGTATCAGAAGGAATGGAAACTCGACGTGATGATAGAAAAAATTTAGTTAATTCAAATACAAAAACTGATGTTAAAAAAAAGCAAGAAAAAAATAATAAAGTAGAAAATAATGGTAAATCCAGTACTCCAGTAGTCAATAACTCAGTTGCTTCTAAAATTTCATCAGCAGCAGACAATCTTGCACAAGATGTTGGTGATAAACAAGGTTTCGAACCAGGACGCCGTAAAAATAGAGGATATGATATTGATTATGCTACAACTATTGAGGATGCTTATGATGAATTAAATAATATTTTAGGAAGTGATGGTATTAAACGTTTAACAAGTGATACTCAAAATCTAATGAAACAACAAATGCAGTTAGCTGAAGCTATGAACAGCATGGGTCCAATTATTAAAAATATTGAGCCAATGGTTCAAAATTTACAAGGAATGATGGGTCAAATGGATGGCAAGGATGGATTAGGAAGTATTATGGATTTAGCCAAAAAAATTTCTGGTCAAGCTTCTCCTGCTCCAGCAAATTAAAATCATAATCGTATTTTAATATTATAATTATATAATATGAAAAAATGTCCACCAGGAGTTATATGCATTGAAAATTATTCAATGTTTTTTATTGTCGTTTGCGTTTTAATTTTAGGTTATATAATTTATACAAATGTTTTAAAACAAAGTATAGTTGTTAATAATTCACCATCAGAAAAAATTGTTATTAAGGATACAACTAGAGAGAATACAGGGTTGAATAGTTTGTTTGGTGGATGGTTACCAAATTTACCTTACACAAATTTACCAAGTGATCCTTTATTAAACCCTTATGCACCTCCTCTACGTGATGAGAGATATTTTATTCCAGGATTTCCTTCGAGGGCTGTTCCACCTGGTGCTGTTCCCATTAATGTTTCTACTAATATCGGCGCAGTTGATACACAGTATAGACAATTGGGTATTATGACTGCTACTAATTCAAAAGGTAAAATTATACCACTTATGGGTCGCCCTATTTTTACTAACAGAGATAAATGGCAATATTATACGATGAGCGACCAAAATAATAGCATGAAATTACCTGTTTCTCGAAATGGAAAAAGTTGTACTAATGAATATGGTTGTGATAAATTATATAATGGTGATACGGTTTATATTGAGGGTATTAATGAACCATATAGAATTACTATGTATGACAATGATACAATAAAATATTTACCATTTATTTAATAATTTAATGCTCGATACCTAAAAACAAAGCTATTCCATATAAAATTAATAAATCCATAGTAAATATTAATATTAGTCTAAAAATATGTTTTTTATAAAAATAATATAATTTATTTTCTTGATTTGCTTTATTCCACATTTTTTCTAAACTAATTAATATTTCATAAATTAAAAAACCTGCTACAAAAAGCAGAGCTGTTCTTAAAGCATGTGCAAACATACGTTTATGATTTATCTTCATTTATATATAATATATAATATATTATATATAAAATTAACTTTATCTATGTCTTGTTTTATTTTTTTTTGTTATTCTAAAACGTCTTGTTTTCTTAAACTTTGAACCACCAACTGATGCCATGGTTTCGGCTGCTTGATTTACTGAACTAAACCCATCTTGAATATGAGGAGTTTGTGATGATACTCTTTCAGCAACTACATCTGCTATATAATCAATAACGTTTGTTAATGATTTAGCCATTTTCTCTTTATTAGATTCTTTAGATGTAGCTGTTTCTGTGGGTTCTTCACCATTTGACTGTTCTTCACCAGGTTGTTTTTGTTCTTCACCAGTTGGTTGTTCTTCACCAACCTTTTCTTCTTCACCAGTTGGTTGTTCTTCACCAGTTGGTTGTTCTTCACCAACCTTTTCTTCTTCACCAGTTGGTTGTTCTTCACCAGTTGGTTGTTCTTCACCAGTTGGTTGTTCTTCACCAGTTGGTTGTTCTTCACC